CAGATAGACCAGTGCTGACAGTGATGCGTGGTGGCTACAATGGCTTGAATCAGGACACATGGATGATCCTGGACACAGAGTTTCAAGCAGAACTGGATAGGCTCAGATCTCGTGAGTTGGATAGAGCGACACTGGAAGGCACCATCATGGGCCTGGCACGTATGGCCTTGTGGGCAGAACGAAGCGGTGTAAAAGAAGAGATTGCACAGAACTGGTATGCACTACAACAGCGTGAACTGCACGATCGTATCAAGCAAAAACAAAACGATGAACGACCTGTAGTGGCAGAGACACGGGTAATGGCCAGCAAACGCACACGCAAGTAAGGACTCACGGCTCAATAATCCGTGAGTCCGTGATGACACTAAATAACTGCTATGGAATCAACTGAACCAAAGAAACCTCGCTACTCAAAGAAGAGCCCTGGCCGTGGCGGAGCAAGACCCAACGCCGGTCGACGCAAGGGTGCCACCACCAAGATCTCAATAGAAAGCCTAATGGAGCAAATAGAACTGCAGTCAGGTAAGACCTACGCTGAACTACTCACACACAACTATGTGGGTGCCATCAGCAGATCAGACTGGAACGGTGTGAGAGACTACGACAAAGCATTCATGAACAAGATGATTGCTGAGCGTATGGCAGTGGAAGTGAACAGCCCAGAAGACGCTGTAGAAGCCAAACAGGCAGCGTTTGCCACTGCACTGGCTCAGTTGGCTCAAATCACTGCAAAAACAAAAGCCGACTAAATACTATCATGCCGTTGATAAAATCCACATCCATGAAGGCCTTCAAGGAAAACATCAGCAAAGAGGTGTCTGCTGGCAAGCCCCAAAAGCAAGCCGTGGCCATTGCCTATGCTACCAAGCGAGCGGCAGCAAAAAAGACTTCGAAGTCAAAAGGAAAACAAAAATGATGAGACCCAACTCAAAAACACAACAGGATCAAGGCCTCGGCTTTGATGGTGCAGGACGTGAAACCAACCCTGCTGTTCGCGGTGGTGTGCAAGTGAATAAATTTACAGGCTACATGAACGATGGTCGCACAGTGAACAAAGGACGTGGTCCCACAGTGGGCAATCACGGTTGTGAAAACCCCGCACGCCCTGGTGCCAGTGTATCAGTTACCCGAGACCCTTACAACTGCCCACCTACAAGCGGCATGCCAAAACTGCCTGCTCAAGGTTCAGTGCGTGACTCAATCAACCGTGGTCACCAAGTGCGTGGATCAGGAATGACCACTGTGAAGAAACCTGGCAATCCTGACGCAATCAGAGTTGGTCAAACAGGTGGACCCGATTACGGCAGCACAACCAAAGGCAAGCGTCCTGTGGCTTCAACTGGTGCCAGCAACTTCAACTACGGCCCTAAGAGCCAATACTAAGGACAGGCCATGATACCATTCTCTCCTATTGGATCTTCAGTTGTTGTGCCCTACGCAGACGACTCGACAGACACCGCAGTCACAGTCAACATGGGCTCAGCAGGTTGCCCCAATGTGTTGTATTGTGTGAATACTGACAACGGCAATGTTGTGGCAGTGAACGTGAGTTTCGATGCCGACGATACCAACGCAAAAGTGCCTGACTCTGGTGACAACGGCATTGGCTGCGTGATTGCTCCTTTCAGTTCGGCCATGATTGCCATTCCACAAGCACCCAATGCTGCCACCACATTCTACATCAGTGCCGCGGGCATCAGCCCCACAGGCAATGTATACATCACACCAGGAGTTCTATAATGAGAATATCAACCAAAAACATGCAAAGCAAGCCGATCAATCAGTCACGTGGTCCCACCACAGGCAATGAGAACACCGGCACCAAGCGTAAGGACGCCATGGCTGAAAAGGCCCGGACAGGTTCAGAGAAGTCGGACCTGGCCAAAATGGTAACAGATGCAGTGGCACGACGTGGTGAACTCATGCGTTCAGTAAGAGACCCTGCAGTGGAACCCGTCAAAGCCAAAGTAAACGTTGGACGTGGACCTACCAAGGGCAACGCTGGCACACAACAGAAATCGTCAGCGGCTCGCAAAGGTGCACTGGGTGCCAGTTCCGGCTACTAAATAAACACACAGAATTCTTGTCCCGGGTAGCCGGGGGACAGGGATCAGGACAGCCATCCTGGATCTTTCTCTAAGATACCGGCTACACTTAAATGATTTTGATTGAAAGGAAAAAGAAATGACAAACAAAAATCAAACCTCTCCCGGTGAAAACATCTGGGACGACACAGCAGAAGAAACTACCACAACAAAACCTGCAAAGGCCTCTAAGCCTGTGCAGCCCGAGCCTGACATCAACACACGAGACTTTGATCTGGAAGGCCTGATGACAGACTTTCCCACTGCCAAAGAACTGGAACGCTTTGTGTATGATGAAACCGGTGTGGTGCTGAACCTCAAAGGTCGTGCCAACAAGTTGAAGTATCAAGTGGCCATGGATGTGCTGAATGGTGCACCCACAGATCCCCGATACATTGGCACAGACAATCCTTACCTGGACAAAACAGATCTGGTGCCAGAAGATCCCATGAAGGAGTTGCCACCAAGAGATCCCGCAATCCCCGGCCGTGACCAACTGCAGAATGAATTCTTCACTGCCTTTGTGCCACACAGTGATCCAGAATATCACAGCCAGGGTCGCAAGATGCACTGCACATTCAAGAAGTATAAAAACGGCTTGATCACCTATGAAGTGATTGGTCCCATTGAACCACGTCCCTACGGTGAGAAGATTGACAAGTGGGGCAAGGTCAGGCCAGAGATCATTCGTTGGGTAGACCCCAGAACAGGCGAACAGATTGTGCAACGTCCCGATGGATCATTTACACCCATTGGCCGACGTTTGAAAGCCATGATGCAGACCTTCCGCTACAACAACACCAATCAGTGGATCAAGTATGTGGACCGAGACTTTGTGCAGTTGGATCAAAAGGCCGCTGTGAATCCTTGGGACTTGGCAGAATAATATGGCTCATCCCTCCCCTCAAGTTCGCGATGGTCAAATACAAGCCGCAGTGGAAACACGACGAGCAGATGACACCAAGATCATGCAGAAGGTCAATGCTGTAAACAGAGAAGCATTTATACAACGCTTTCCTGGACAGATGGAACACCATATGCGACTGGTGTCAGAACGCTTGCAATGGTGTCTGTCAAAGCCAGATGGCACAGACCTTATGCGTCCTGACACCTGGTTGGCCACACCGGACGATATCTTTGCTCTAAGCCAGGCCCTACGCTGCCTAAATGAGATCCGCCGAGACTGGCCCATTGAAGCAGAATGATCGACACTGCATTACTAATGCGCCGTGCGCTGCGCAGTGCCTTGGACACACATGAGATTGCGCCCGAAGCCTGGAGCACGTTGCCACGTGACACACAACTGCTGTTGGAAGATCTGGTGATTGGTATTGCAGATGACATGCAGTATAATCAACTCCGATACTTTAGACCATTTGATCACCAACGCAGTTTCTTTGTGACCACTACAGACCGTAGAGGTATCTTGGCTGCCAACCGAATTGGTAAAACAGTTTCAACCTGTTATGAAACTGCCATGCACCTTACAGGTGTTTATCCCGACTGGTGGCAGGGTCGACGTTTCGATCGTCCCATCACTGCCATGGTTGCGGGTGAAGGCTGGAGTCAAGTGGCTTTGGTGCTACAGAATGAACTGTTGGGCACACCCGATGTCAAACTGCGTGATAGTTTAGGCACAGGTGCCATACCTCGTCACTGCATTGTGCCAGACACCATGCGATCAGATGGTGCCAATGCAATCGGCGTAGAGATCCTACATGCGTCCGGTGGCAAGAGTTATCTGCTGTTTGCCAACTACACTCAAGAGGTTAGACAACTACAGGGATTCAAATTAAATTTAGCCGTTTTTGATGAACAACCGCCAGATGATTTCTTCAGTGAAATTGTCACAAGAACTGCCACTACACAGGGCATGGTCATGTGCAGTTTTACACCACTCAAAGGTCTTAACGGCTTGGTATCAAAGTTCTGGAATAGAGAACAGGGCTACGACTACATTCGTGTGGCCTGGGATGACGTGCCGGAATATGATCCTTGGGGTGAACCATTCCTGCTGAACAGCACCCGTGAACAACTGGCCCGTGACTACCTGCCACACGAACGTGAAGCACGTATGCAGGGCAAGCCCATTCAAGGCAAAGGTGCTGTGTTTTCAATACGCGATTGGCCCACCTACCAGCCTTCGGAGTTTGACTTCCGTTCAATGCCCAACATACAAAGAATCATTGCCTTGGACCTGGGCTTGGTCAATGACAAAACAGTTATAACCCTACTTTACTGGGATCCATACGAACGCACTGCCTGGCTGCACAAACAGATTGCAGTGCAGGGTGTGGAAGAAGCAGTGCCCACACAGTATATCAATCATCTACTGCGTCCTGAAGTGTTTGGCACACCCATTGTGCTGCCACCGGATGCATCAACGCCGGGTCGCTACACAATGAGTGCATCAAGCATAAGAGAACTGTTTGAGCAGTATGAACTCAACGTGTTGCCCAAACCCATTATGAATCCACCAGACTCAGAAGGCCGTGTGACCAACCACAAGAGTTATGGCATAAACCAAATGCGACAGATGTTGGAAGTGGGCAGCCTAATGGTAAATGAAAACTGCACAGGCTTTCTCAACGAAGCACGTAATTACTTTGTGGATGGACAAGGTCGCTTTAGTGACCCAGATGATCATATTGATTCAGCCCGATATGCCATCCTGGGTGTGCTGAACGGATTTGCTGAACCCTGGGACAACAGAACACCACAACAGCGAATGGCCGCACAGCGAGATAGATATATCCGACGAGACGAATCACGACTACCTGCGTGGAAGCGAAGTTATTCTCCGGATGCGTGATTTAGTTTGCCAAAAACACTTGTATGCTAAATACAATTGTGTTATAATAACAACACAGCACGATAGGCGTGTTGTATAAGTGTGCTACTCATAAGGAGAAACGAAATGACACTAAATCAACCAAAGCCGAGCCTACTGTTCGGCACAGACCACAACACCGAAACCGAAATTTGGGTCGAAATAGATAACAACAATTTATTCTTACTGGCAGAACTCATCGCCGATGACTCTACGCTAAGAGACCGAAAGGCTTTCTACAAACTATATCCCGGAGCCTGGGACAGCGAAGAACTATATGAGCACGAGTTTGCCGCTGACTATGATAGAGTGCGTGAGTTCGCAGATACTCATAACCTTGCTATGGCAATCGTAGAAGCATAACACTCCAAAGCCCCTTAGGGGGCTTTCTTACGATATTTGCTACAAAGGAAACAAAATGAAATATCAAATCTTACAGGGCGACAATCGTGAGACCCTAAAAAACTTACCCGACAACAGCGTAGACGCCATTGTGACAGATCCACCCTACGGCATAGGCTTCCTGGGCAAAGACTGGGACAGTCGGAAGGCCACGGAAACAACCAGCAAGATGGTGGCAGTTCAAAACTTGCCCAGCGGAATGAAACATACCAGCCTGGCTGATGATCTTGAGTTTCAATATTGGATGCGTGATCTTTGGCTTGAATGCTATCGTGTGCTCAAGCCCGGCGGACATGTGCTTGCGTTCTCTGCAGCCAGAACCTATCATCATATGGCAATGAGCCTACAAACAGCCGGCTTTGAGATTCGTGATCAGATCATGTGGATCTACAGTTCAGGCTTTCCCAAGAGCCAAGATGTTGGCAAGAGCATTGATCGTCAGAGTGGTAAAGCCGCACATAAAACTGAACTGTCTGAAGTCAAAGCCATACTGCGACAACTGTATGAAGAATCTGGTAAAAGCACAGCAGAGATCGCTCGTGAGTGTGGATTCAATGCTGGTGGATATCTCAAGACAGACTTCAAAGACAAAGGCTGGGCCAACAACTTGCCCAAAGACGACAAGTGGCTCACGCTGAAATCAGTGTTGGGCTGTGGTGATGAATATGATGATTACTTTGTGACCACACCACAGGTCAAAATAGGTGAGAAAGAATCTGGTTGCTTTGATCAGGAGTTTGACAACTATACTATTGGTGCTCGTAGCAAGACCGTAGATGTCACTCAGAGTCAGACTGAAGATGGCAAAACTTGGTCAGGTTGGGGCACAGCATTGAAACCAGCACATGAACCCATAGCATTGGCCCGCAAGCCTATCAAACTATCAATAGCCCGCAACTGTCAACAGTGGGGCACAGGTGCTCTCAACATTGATGCTACGAGAGTGCCGTATGAAGATGCGTATGATGCCAAACATCAAGATGATATAGCAAGAGGACAAGAAAATGCTACAAATGGCACTAACTTCTTTGGCAGTGGAAAAAGTAAAAGTAATAAGCCAACAGCAGGCAAACGCACAGCCAGTTTCCATAATGCCACAGGCGGTGGGGAAACACAATCAGGTGGTGATGGTAGTCCGCAATTTGTAGCAAATGATCAAGGACGCTTCCCTTCTAATGTCCTCGGTGAGATAGCAGAACCATATCAAAAGTATTTCTACTGCCCCAAGGTCAGCCGTCGAGAGAGACACATTGGGTTTGAGGATCCAGGAGCACAAACACGCAGAGCAAGAGATGAACACGGTAATGTGTTGGATCACGCAGAAAAAGTAGCAGGTGCAAGTCCAACTATGTTGGCAGAAAGACTTGCTAATAGTCCAGGCAACAATCACCCCACAGTAAAGCCCATTGAGTTGATGAAGTATCTTATCAAACTTGTCACACCCAAGGGCGGTGTAGTATTAGATCCATTCAACGGTTCTGGAAGCACAGGCTGTGCTGCTGTGGAACTGGGCCATGAATACATTGGCTGTGAACTGGATCCTGCTTATGTGGAAATAGCACTCAAACGCATTGCTGCCTGGAATTCTGATAGCACAACATTTGGCAAGTTGTTTGAATGAACTGGCCCGAGATAACCAATCAATATCCTGCTGGTGTCACAGCCCAAGGTAAACCGGCCACTGCAAATGTGCAGTTGTATCCACCTGTGTGGGTGTTTGCAGGCAGACCCTGCACAGTGGCTCAGTTTGCAGATCACGTCTGGCCTGAACCCTGTGCAGACAAAACACACTTTGTATTGAAGTGGGAAGGAAGAACTCCATGAGTGAAGAAATCACAGTGCCAGTGGCTGAATGTGAAGTGCATATGGCCGGACGTGCCATGTTGCTGTGTCACAAGCACACCATTGCACTATTAGAACTGGCAGATGGCAATGGTGTCCGACTGGAAATATTCCCGTTGAACCCGGATTTTGATGAACCCTGTTCAGCCTGTTGGGCCGCTGCCGAAGCCGGCTATCCCATGATCATCTTGCCGGACTAATACCCAGTTTTGCAGATGCCGCTAAATACTTGATCCAAAGGAAAGCCCAATGCTGGACATAAAGAACATACCTGTTGACAAGATCAATCAGAACAAGAAACAAAATGCCACATTTGTGCGCATGAAAAATCAGATGGATGTCAAAATGGCATCCTATCTACGCTATCTTGGCACAAAGAACGCAGTAAATCGAGCATCGGATTACCATTACTTGGTGCTGGCAGTGACCGACTCAACAGCACCCGTCAACGGCATTGACTATATCCACCCTTCAGTAAAGCCTGCTGTGGACTATGCCACTGCGGTGATCACCAAGGGGCTGATTCCCAATTCAGAAGTGAACTTTGAATTTGTGCCGGATTCAGAAGAAGACGAAGCAGCCGCCAGGCAAGCCACTGATATGGTTTCAAAAGTTGTAAATCAAATGAACGAGCCACACTTCATAATGGAACGTTGGGTGATGGATGCCGCAATGCACAAGAATGGTATGATGATGATCAAGCCTGTGCGTGAACCCATCACACGCTATGTGGAAACTGCCGGCACAGCAGACGAACTACGTGCATTTGAACAGCAGGCAGCAGAGTCTGGCCTCACAGCACTGCGTCAAAGTCGTCGCAGAACCACAGTAAAGATGGAACAGGTCTTGGCTGAAGTGCAACAACTGCTGGGCGGGCTTGAAGAACAATCTGCACAGGCACGTGTGGATGCAATGATGGGCCGTCTGGGTGCTGCGGAAGAACAAGATCCAGATGCCATGGCCGCAGAAGAAGCAGAACTGGCTCAAGGCCAGTTAGAAGGCGAAGAAGAAATTCTCAGTGCAGCCATTGCCAGAAACACTGTGTATACTGCCAAGTATAAACTCACTGGCTACAACATCAACATCAAGTTTCACCCGATCGCACAGCATTACTGGATCTGTGATCCCACTGTGCCAGAAATGCGTGACCAACCTTTCTGCGGCTACTACGATCCAATGACCATTCAAGAAGCCATGGAACTGTATCCGGGCATTGTGCTGGATGAGTTTGAACGCTTTGCCGAATACAATATGAACGGTGCCTATCAAGCCGGATCTGTGCTGAACAACTTGGCCATCCACGCACGTGACTCAGTTCCTGTGATGGGTATTCCTGTATCATCAGCAGCCTCAGCAGATCCTGACAGCCGACAAGTAAGTATCGTCACAGTTTGGAACAAGTATGACATCGATGGTGATGGTGAATTGGAACTGGTAGAACTAATCTATTCCGGCTCATACATCATCTCTGCAAGAGAAGTAGAATTTATTCCGGTGGCCAACATGTGCCCCAAACCTTTACCTGGCAACTTCTACGGCATGAGCATCGCCGAGTCAGTGATTCCTATGCAAGAGTATGCAACATCTGCCGCAAGAGCAGAGATACAGTTGGGCCTGCTGACAGCAACGCCAAGATTGGGTGTCAAACCCGACAAACTGGATTTTGAAATGCTACAGGATGGAGAAGCGGCCATTTTTATTCTGGATAGCAAATTTGATCCAGCCACAGACGTGTATCAGATCCCACCACCAAGTGGCAATCTGCAGTTCTTAGAAGTGGCCATGCAGCGTATCCAACAAGACACCATGAGCATGATTGGTATGACCACTCCGGCTGATGTGTTCAATCCCGAAGTGATGGCACCCGGCAACTCTGGTATCAAATTGCAAATGGCCCTGACGCCCAATCAAATCATACAGGACAACACAGTGCGCAACTGTGCAGAAGGACTGAAAGAAGCCCTGTGGCTCACGTGGAGAACACTGATTCAGTATGGTGATGACTACGGTGTAAAGAAATTGGCAGCCAGTTGCCACCCAGATCGGCAGCCGGTATTTTTAGACTACCTGGCCTGGGACGACATGAACTTCTGCGATCGCAAACAGGTGCACATTGAACTGGCATTAGGCATGATGAGTGAAGAGAACGCCTTGGCCCGCACACAGATCATACAGAAGTGTCAACAAGAACTGTATCAAACAGTGCAGGCAATGGTGCAATCTGGCACACTGACACCGGACATGTTTAAGAAAGTCAAAAAGCCCTTTGCAGATACCCTGTATCAGTTGGGTGTAAAAGACTGCGACACTTACTTGCCAAGTGATGAAGAAGTTGTGGCTATGATCACAGCAGGACAAGAAGCACAAAAGAATCGCGAACCCAGCCCAGATGACAAAAAGAAGTTGGCAGATGCTAACCTGGCAGATGTGCGTGCCCGACAGATACAGGCCGAAGTGGCCGGAGAAGATGCAGAAAGCCAATTGGACTTTATGAGTATGGCAGCAGGAGATCCCAAAGTATACTCGTAATAGATTTTATAAGGAACAGAAATGATTGATGAAGATGCAGTAGCGGCCTTTAACAGCCGTGTCACAGTGGATTTGAACAACTACAAAAAGTTTACACCCGCACAACGCGACAGAGCCAAGACGTATGGATCGGATGCAGAAGCACTGCTGAAGAATCGTGACCTGGCCCTGTTTGTGCATCACTTTAGATTTGAACTGGCCGACAGCCTGATCACCATTACAGGACACACCGCCGACGACAACAGCCGACGTGTGGCCATGGCCAATCAACTAAGTGGTATGGATGCATTCATTGCCAGTTTAAAGCGTGCAGTGATCATGAAAAACAGAATCATTGAATGGGAAGCAGATCCCCGACAAAACCAATAATCCGCCTTTTCTACCGCATTGACTAAATATCTCACGCTGGTAAGGCATTGCCCCCGGCTTTAAAAGGAACAAAATGAACACAACGATCACGCCTAACAGCACCGACCCAGTCGGCACTGCGGCCAATGTCAACCCAGCAGTCCCAAGCCTGGACTCAATTGCCGAAAAGATGGCCGTTATGCGTCAACAGACCGAACGTAACCTGATTCGTGCAACCGAGCAGACTGCAACAGGACCAGAAGAGGAATCTTTGAAGCCTGTGGCCCACGCGAGTGTAGAGCCAGAAGTTGCTGATGCCAGCGACACAGATATAGACAGCGACAATTATGAAGCAGACGCCCAGGACACACCAGATGAACCTGTAAGCCCTGACAGTAATAATTCTACAGCAGATGATTTAATTGATTTCGTGGAGTTTGCAGAAACAAACCCCAACGCCCGATTCAAATTTATGAAGAATGGCCGAGAAATTGTTATTGATGCCAAGAAAGCCGCGTCCATATTAGGTCAAGGTGGAGCAATACACGAAGAAGCACGCCAGTTAAAGGTTGAAAAAGCCGAGTTCGATGAATTTGTAAAAGACAGTCGAGCCAAGCAAGAAGGACTAACACTGGCCATGGAGTTTACGGTTCAGCCCAAGTTACAGGCAGCGTATGATGAAATTCTCAAAACGCAAAACTACCAGACAACTTTCCATCAGCAACTTGCGCAGACGCAAGATCCCGGTCAACGTGCCAGGATTCAAGCATCAATGCAGCAGAATGAGCAATACATTCGCCAGCAGCAAGCAATGATTGGTGAGTTAAAACCGGCAGTGGATCAGTTTAGAGAAGTTCGTCGACAGCAGGTAACAGAACGCTTAGATCTCAACCGTCGAGCATTCACAGACAAGGAGTTGCGAAACGAATATGTCTACAATGAACTGCGCGAACGTGTTGCCAAGATATGGCCCGACGCACATGGCGAGATTATTCCTGGTGTTAGAAATATTGATTTGATATCAAGTGATGAAAATTTGTTGGCACTTGTCCGAGACGGTTTAAAATACCGCGGCAAGCCCACCACACGGTCAGCAGGCAGCAGTATCGCTGCATTGACCAGTCGCAAAGGATCAACTCAAACCACTCGAGACCAATCAGAAGGCATGAATAAACTTCGTGAACAAGCCAAATCCGGTGATAAAAAAGCCGGCGACAACTTGTTGATGCAACGACTCACACAGATTCGTTCAGCATCAAGAAGTAGTAGATAACTTAGCCTACATTCAAGGAGAATAACATGGCAGAAATTACAACAAGTCAAATTGGTAACGGAACTACAGCGTATGGCGCTGACATCGTTGTCAAAGATTTAGATTTAGACGTGAGCAATCGCGTAAAAGATGATACACCTGTTCTGAACATGTGTATGAGTAAAAAACGCAAGGTCAATAGCACTTTGCCTTTGTGGACAGACGACATCTATCGCTTGCCATCAGCCCAGGCTGTGCAAGAAGGTGCTGCTGTGTCTACAGCCAATGCAGAAAGTAATTCACGTTACAATCTCGGCAACTACACACAGATTTTCCAGACAACCATTGCGGCTTCTGGAACAGCACGTGCTGTGATGCAGGCTGGTGGCGACCCACAAGCATACCAAGAAGTAAAACAACTGATCGAACTGATGTTCGACGTTGAAATGCAATTGGTTCGTGCAGATCAGATCGGCACACAATACTCAGGTCAATCAGGCACAGCAATTAGCCCTGCCACTGCACAAACTGAAGGTCGTCGTATGGGTTCATTGAACGCATTTGCAGGCACACACAGTTTTAACCCCAGTGCTGGCGCTGCTGCCAACATCACCACAAACACCAACAACGCATCGAGCGACAGTTCCACTGCCAACGTTGGTAACCTAAACATCAGTGCCAACGGCACAGAGTTCTACACTGGCACATTTGTAAACCAGTTGTTCCAGCCTGTGTTATACAAGCAATTGGTCACCACTGCTGAACAGCGTTACAATGCCAAGATCCGCACAATGGTTGTTCCAACCAGCCTACGCACAATGATCTCGGACAACATTGTGAACTCCAACACCAGTATCAACCGTCGTAACGTGGAGCGTGGTGACACAATCCAAACTTATGAAGGCGACTTCAACTACACTTATGAAATCTATGATTCATGGATCATGGACTCAGCAGGTGTAAGTGATCAGATCTACTTCATGAACGAAGACGTTCTACAGTGGGGCTCATTGCGTGACTTAGGTCCCAACAATGAAGTGTTCTCAAATGCGGATGCCAGTTTAGATCAGTTCTTGATGGAAGGCACATTGATTGTGCGTAACCCAGCAGGCGTTGGTGTATTACACAACATCTCTGCATCAGGTGCTGCTGTATCAGGCGCACGTCCAAGCACATTCGTTCAGCGTGTGAACTTTGGTGCTGGCGACAGTTACGTTTAATCCAACTCGGATCAAACAGACCACAAAGCACCCTTCGGGGTGCTTTTTTTGTGGACTTATCCGTGTATTTTGCAGTTTCACTAAATACTGCTATGAGCACAATTGACACCCCCGAATACTTAGACGACACAGACCCAGAAAAGAATCACAACTACTGGCGACAGGATCATGGAGGCATGGTCACAAACCACAACGGCGTAGCAGATGCCTTGTTGAAAAACGACAAGTTATACAATTCAATGAAGGGCGACTGGTCAAGAACCAGTTGGAACGCTTCAAACAACATCAAAACCACCACTGGCCGACAGGATGGCAAGTTTTTTATCACACGTGAACAGCACAATGCTGAAGCAGTGGCCCGACGTTGCCAGGAATACCGTAAGGCATGCGAAGCAGGACATCACGATCCTTTGGCACCCATTGGTGAAGATGGCAAACTCACTTACAAATGGATGGACTTGCCCAACGTGGTCAGCATTCGCATCAGTGATCAGTATTTTGGTGGTATGCCCTGGGCTGCTATCAAACACGATAGAACATTAAAAGCGCAGTTTTACCGGGTTGTTGAACGAGAATACCCGCAGTATATTTGCTACCCTGGTGGCAAACTACCAATACCAGTTGAAGTGCCTTATCCTACACGGATGGGCCAACAACGTTTCTTTAAGGGACATTAAAAATGTTTGTAATACCAGATGGCGACGCACTTGTAACCTATATCAAAGACTTTACAGGTTCTACCAACGACAACGAAATTAAAAACTGCATATTCTTAGCAGAACTCAGTATGCGTAACGTGGAGTTACCTGCCTTGCGTAGTGATCCATATGCGGCTGAAAACATTGGTGTGGCAGATTCAGAAGGATACATTCCCATTCCTGCAGACATGAACAAGCCCATCCTGTTCTTCAAACAGGGCAATCCGGGTGGCGAACAAAACAGTCAAACAGGTCCGTGGATTGTGTATGATCGTATTGGCGATAGAGACATCATCACACAGGGTATGATTGCACAGTTATAT